TATATCTGTATTGTCTGTTATCGGGTTTTGGTTCGTTGTAGAAACCCTTTTTTCGTTCATAATAAACCAAAAAAGACTAAAAAGGAAAAATCAATGATAGATAATGGTATTACATACATTTTATACACTAGAATTAAAAAATTATTACCTAATAATCCCGAAATCATGAATATCAAAAACCCCTGGGATTTATCTGAAATTAAAGGATTTAATATTGATGGATTAGATCCTGCTTTACATCAAGTATCTATTGCTCTTAGTGCCGTACAAAAAGGATATTAAGGAGAAATTTACAATGAAATGTATTAAAAACATCAAAACTGGTAAAATTGAACGTCGCAAGGATGAATTTGCTCATGAGATGGTAAAAACTGGAAAATTCGTCTATTGTTCCAAAATGGAATGGAAAAATTACACAAAACATCCAGAGGATGAAGATGAAAATAAATAATTATCACGGTGACTCCGTATATTTTGATAAAGATGGTGAGTTATGCCGTGTTGTTGACGAAAATGATAATACTTTATTTTCTTTTGAAACAAAAAATGTCATTGCAATACGGCTACGGCATTTTGGATATGAAGTTGAAATAACTGTAAAAGAGGATTAAAAATGGGTAAAAATAGCTATTTTAATCCTCAATTTTATGTTTTTTGTAAGAATTGTGGTCGCGTAAACGTTAAAAACGTTGAAGAATTGAATATCGAAGAAGATATTCAGGGACGCGATCTGTTGACATTTATTTGTAATAAATGTAAAGAGCGAGGAAAATCAAACGTTTACGGTGGATAATTTTGTGTTTTTAACAGAAAGCCGTATTTATCATGGCTTTCGATTAAAAATGCAAAAAAAACTCTGATTTACTTCGAGTTGATATTATGATATTATGATGGAAAACATGGAAAAAGGAGAAAAAAATGTCTAAAGGTGAACGTTTTGAAACTTTTAACGACGCTGTTAGTATGATTAAGCGAAATGGTGGAAAAATCAACGGCAATGTTATCAAGATTTCCGGGCAACCTGGGCTGAAGGTTTGGGCTGCTATTGATTTTCTGGTTAATCATCATAGATTTATTTTTGGTGGTACGGAATAATCAAAAAAGAAAGGAAAAAATATGTATAGAGAAGACAGAAACCCGTTTTTTAACGTTGTAAAAGAGCCTTTGTTTACCGCTTCGGGATTGGAAGTTGATAAGGTTGCTCTTATCAATCAAGAAACTCAAGACGTTTTGGGTGTCGTCGCTCCTACCTATGAAGTGGTTGAAAACTCTTTTATTCGGGATCTTTTTAACGAAGCCGTGAAGGATTTTGGCGTTGAAAAGTGTGTCGATCATTTGGATTCAAACACCAAGCGTTGGAAGCGTCATATCATAATGAATGATGATCGTTTCAATCATTATATCCAAGACACTGATATGGTTGGTGTCTTGATTGAAGCATGGAACGGTTTTACTGGTAAAGTTTCTTTCGGTTATAACATCATGGGTTTTCGTTGGGCATGTACCAATGGACTGATTACAGGGAAAGAAATGATTTTTTCAGAATCTTATTCCCATGCAGTCAATAACCCTGAAAAACTGGCGGAATCTTTTGTAAGCAAATTCAACGCCTTCGGTAATGTTACTGAAACCTGGAAGAAATGGGCTGAAATTCCTTTTACCAAGGAAAATTTCACCGAATTTGTTGAATACTTCAAGAAACCTTCTGCTAGTGAAGAACGTAAAGCTAAGAAGCATCAATTCCTTCCGCCTAAGGTTGCTGATACAATCGTTGAATTGTATCCTGAAATCATGGCAAGGGATACAACGCTTCAAGATAATAAGTGGGGTGCTTTTAACGTTCTTACAAACATTTCAACCCATAAAACCGAAGCCCGTAAAGGATCTAACGTTTTCAGTACTCGATATGCTACTGTAAACAGACTAGCAAACGAGCTTTTTGATTGGAAAATTTAACCCTGACAGGGGGATTCGGCCCTCTTTTAATATTGGAGAAATATGGAGCTATTATACTCAAAAAAAGGAATACCATATATAAGAGTTGATGATACAGACCTTATTTTTTCATCTATTGGAATGAAAAATGACAGGTATAAATATATTATTTTATCAAAGAAAAGAACAACTACATTGAATATAAGTGGTGCAAAAGCAAAGAAAAAGAAAGAAGTAAAGATATCTGAACAAATAAACGGATGTTATAATATGAACTTGAGAAAACCAACCGCTCCAAATGACGTAAAAAAAGTCATTTCACCTGTAACGGCGGAGTTTTTAAGAAAAACAATTGGTAAATATCTCATAAATGGTTATTTTCCAAAAGATAAAATAAGTGATTTGAAAAAAGATCTAGAAATAATGAATGGAGATGATCCAACAGATGTTTGGGAAGATGATCCATCAATAGACGAAGAAGATGACTAATATTATATCAATAATATGGTGCCATTTTATATCAGATTTTCTATTACAAACTGACAAAATGGCCTTAAATAAATCGAAAAACATGAAATGGTTAGGAATACATTCACTTGTATATACTATACCGTTTTTATACTTTGGGTTTGTTTTTGCTATAATAAATGGATTGTCTCATTTTTTAGTCGATTTCGTTTCATCAAAAATAACATCTTATCTATACTCGAAAAATGAAAGATATTGGTTTTTTGTTGTAATTGGATTGGATCAATCAATTCATCTTACAATTCTTTTCTTAACTTATTTCATGCTATTTTAAAAATTATCAATGTTAGTTTTTTTGGCTTGTTCATTTTTTATGAACAAGCCCGAAAAGTGAACATTATAAGACAATAGAAGGGATCATAGAATAGAAAACGTAATTTTTGTTTGCCCAAACTGTAACTCACAACAATAAGGAAAAAATAAAATGAAAGAACAAAAAGGAGGAAACGTGCTCATTCGCCGTGGGGGTAATTATTACTTCACGGCGGATGAGCACTAGCTATTATTTTCATAAAAACATAATTCGATATAGCAATAGGCCATTTGATGATATAAATGAAATGAATGAAGAAATTATATATCGTCATAATTCTATTGTAAAAGAAAAAGATATCACTATTCATGCTGGTGATTTTCTTCTTATGAAAAATAGTGATATTGCTGAAAAAATTATAAAAAAACTAAATGGGAAACATATTTTCCTTATGGGTTCTCATGATGAATGGCTAAAAAATAATCCAAGAAACGCTGGATATATTCTTGAACAAAATTTTAATGGTCATTTTATTGTTATCTGTCATTATGCAATGAGAACATGGCATAGAAGTCATTATAATTCCTGGCATCTATATGCTCATTCTCATGGACATCTACCTTCTATTGGAAAATCAATGGATATAGGAGTTGATTGTAACAATTACTATCCATTTTCTCTTGATCAAATTATTTCTCTTATGGAAGTTAAAGAAGATAATCCAAATCTTGTAGTAAACGGTAAAAAAAGTTATGATAAGTGATTGTTTACATTAATCAAAAAATAAGATATAATATAGGTGAAATATAAGCCCGGATGGTGGAATTGGTATACACAAAGGACTTTAAGAAGTTATTTATTGTTGTGTAAATAAAAGAAATAATTCCAGAACACACAACAATAAAAACTAAATTGAGCCTTCAAGAGAAAACTCCTGAAGTGGACGCCGCTAAAACGGGGAAACCTTAACAGATTATGCTGATGGCAATCCCGTGCTAACCGAAAGGTGAGTGTAGAGACTTTACACGGCGCACCTAAATCTTTTACAAAAGACATGGTGAAGAGCAAGTCCAGACCACAAACTCATTGAGGCTACGAAAGTAGTAGTGGTAAGAAAATCCTTCGGCCATATTGGCTATGCGGGTTCAAGTCCCGCTCCGGGCACCATTATTAAAGGAGAATAAAATTTTGACTGATATATGGACATTTAAATACGAACCAAAAAAATTAGAGGATATGATTCTTGAACCTGAATTGAGAAAAAAACTCACTAAGGTTGTCAAGGATATCCCTAATTTTATGCTTTATGGGCCAGCTGGAGTTGGTAAAGGAACATTTACCAAGATTCTCTTGAAAGAAACTGGTATTGATTACATTTGGATTAACGCTTCGGATGAAACAGGAATTGATACAATTCGTGGTAAAGTAAAAAGTTTTGCCGTTGCAAAAGGCGTAACACCATTAAAAATGGTTGTTTTTAATGAAGCGTCTGCTCTCTCCAAGGGTGAATCAGGCTCTCAAAAAATCTTAAAACAACTTATAGAAGATGTTTATAAGGTTACAAGATTTTGCTTCTTGTTTAATGAAGAACATATGATTATTCAAGAGCTAAAATCTCGTTGCAGTACATTCAAAATTGGTTCACCGCCTGCTAAAGATTTATTCAATTTCTGTTCTAAGATCCTTAAAAATGAAAAAATTAAATTTGATAACAAAACAGTTGTTGAAATAATCAAAAAATGCTATCCAGACATTAGAAAAACAATTCAAACACTTCAAGAAAATTCCATAGATGGAAAATTGATTGACAATGGTGTTTATGAACCAAAAACATATGAAGATGTTTTCAATTACATGAAAAAACAAGATTTTGATGAAATTCGCAAAACTCTTAGAAGTGGTGAAATTGATTATGTTGGCTTCTATAAGTATATGTTTGATAATGCTGGAGAATTTAAGAATCCAGGTGATGCTATTATTTTGATTGGTGAACATCTTCATAAACATAACGTTTCATATATTCCTGAAATCAATTTTATGCATATGTATATGAGAATGTTGAAACAAGGAACTATATAATGGGATTCAAGGATTTACCAAAAGTTACAATAGAAGAAGAAATTGAAGAAAAATATGATGGACCTACAATTTTTCAACTTATTTATAAAATTTTTACGAAAACCAAAAAACATGAGTATGAAGGTGAAGTTATAAAGAAAAACCCAACATTTCTTATGAATTTATGGCTTTCTCATGAAAACGATTTGCTTCCAATATTGAACGAAATTTCAAGAATAAATTTAAATCTATCAAATGATAAAGAAAAGGTAATTTTTCAATATTTAATGAGCAAAGTACCAAAAGGAAAGAGTAGATTCATTAAATATGCCAAGAAAAACAAAAAAGATTTACAAAAAGAGAAAAAAATAGTAGAATTAATGGAAAACGATAATACTATTTCAAAAATTGAAGCAACAAATATAATAAATTCTCTTGAAAGATTAAGCGAGAAAAAATAATGAATATAAACACAAACAATTTTATAGATGTTATTAAAAAAGCTACGATGAATTTGAGTATCGAAACTGTTAGATTGAATTTTACTAAAGATGGTAAAATTAAGTCGAAAATGACAACATCTAGCCACGATGCTATTGTTATTCTTGATATTGATAATAATGTTCTTGATGAAAATAGTGAATATGAATTAAATTTTAGCGAACCAAGTAAAAATCTTATTCCATTGTTAAAACTTTTTGGTGAACAATCAAAAATCAAAATAAACGACACAAAGATTTATATAAGCGATGGCAATCAAAACACAAAAATATTTTTTTGCTCTCCAAGAATAGTTAGTATTTTTGATAGAGAATTTGCTGATGATTTTGATTATTTTTATGAAACAGAAATATCCGACATATGGAATGAAATAACAAATATCAAGAAAATTGGTCAACGATTTGGTAAAATTTATTTTACTGTTAAAGATGAACAATTATTTATTGAATCAACAGATAAATCAAACAGATATTCAAATGTTTTGAATTATAAATTAAGTGATGTTGATGCAAGTGATCTTGAAATGGCAATAAATTATAAAAATTTCATGAATCTTATATCAATAATTAGTAATAATCCAGAAAATTTTATATTAAAACTTTCCTATGATCAAGAAAGTGAAAGGGGGTTGATAACTATAATTTCAAAGGATAAAAGTGAAAAATATTTCATTCAAACTTGTGAATTGTAATGTTTACATTAATAAGTTTATATTGTATAATGCACAAAAATTTTAAAAAAGGAGAAATGAAAAATGGATGATCATTATGAAGATGAAGTTTGGTCAACAAGAGATTCCCGTGAAGAAGTAGAAGCCGAAGGCACTGGTGTTCTTGTTAATGGTTCTTTCTTTAGTGTTGATGTTGGTAGCAACTTCAAGGAAGAAATTTCAAAGGTTACAGAAAATGTGGGTCTTGGAAAGTTCAAGGTTTATTTGAACGGAGAAAAGATTAAACCTTCTGAAGCACCTGCTGCATTTAGCGAAGGAATGAAGGTTGAAATTGTTCCTTATGACGTTGCTGGATGAAGATTCAGACACTATAAGGAAAAGTATCCCCCTATAAAATGGGGGATACTAATTTGTGTGAAGGGATAAAAAAAATGGAAGAATTAGAAAAACTAAAAAAAGAAAAAGAAAAAATTCTTAACTATATAAAAAATATAAAAATTTCTGATGTAAAATCTAAAGAAATTTCTATTCGTATTGGTAGTGAAATTATTGTTTTTTCTCAATCTGGAAGATATAATCTTTCCATAGAGGATGAAATTCGTGAAGAACTAAAAGCAGAAGTTAATAAAAAACTTCAAGATATCGGTGAAAGATTGAATGAACGTATTCAATCTGCTTCTGAAATGATTTCAACGTATAAAAACCAATATGAAGCTAAAAAATATGAAGTAGAAGAAAAACTTAAAAATGCTTCCATTATGCCAGAAATCAATTTTGACCATGCCTATAGGGGACTTTCAGTAGTAAAAGGAAGACGAGCTGGTGAATATGTTTGGTTGATGAACGGGATATATAATCCAAAATTTGTTGATAATAAAATGATCGAAAAGAAATATAGATCAATGATGTTAACTCAAATTGTTTTTGTTATATCAACAAGAGACAACAAAATAACAAATCTTGACATTCGTAAACCAATTGGTCTTGGTGAATTTAAACACTATCATACTAGTTGCTGGGGAGATTTTAAATTTTCAAGAGAATGGTCAACTCCTGATGATATTATTTCTCTTGCAAAAGAGGCTGAAATTGTTCTTGAAACAATTAACTCAATGTCTCTTGCAGATAGATCCCCTGATGGATTACCACGTTTCGCAACTTTGAAAAGACATCTTTTAGAAACAGGACAAAATGATGGAGAAATGACAGCAAGTAAACATCTTTCAAGAGCCGGTGTTTCTGAAACTATTAGAAATAATGAAGAAGAAGTATGGGGTAGATAAAATGAATGGAATTTTATCAAGACAAGATTATATTGATCTAAATAAAAACCAATCCATCATAATTGTTGGTTGTGGTGGAGTTGGTTTTTGGGTTGCGAAAATGGCCGCAATGTCAGGTATAAACAAAATTCGTCTTTTTGATTCAGATGTATTAGATATAACTAATTTGAATAGAATTGACTTACCAATGAAATTTCTTAACAAAAATAAAGCAGATCTATCAAAATTGGTTATAGAACAAATTAGACCAGATTGTGATGTTATGTCATTTCCATTCAATTTCAATGAAACATTTGCAACAATGTTGGATGGTAGTTATGATTGGTTGATTGATTGCACTGATAAAATCATATCACAAGAAGATAACGAAAGAATTTCAAAGAAAATGGCATGGAGATATATGAAAGCCGGTTATGATGGTGAAAATTTTTCCATTTCAAATGAAGTAGCTGATTGGGGTGAATTTCAAGATGGTTACTCAATTACCCCATCATGGGTTGTTCCGGCTGTTATGGTTGCTTCTTTAACAATAGCAAAAATTATGAAATACAATGATTTAGAAATTTGTTCCGATGTTAAAAATGTGTTTAAATCAAAAAGAGGATAAAATGAAAAGAAAAATTAAAAGAGATAAAAACGGTAAAGTTACATATTATTACGAACCATCTTCAAACAAAAAGAAAAAAATAAATAATAAACATATTATTATGTATAATAATAAAACAGAAGAAGATTTTTGGGAAACAAAAATTGATGAAGTAAAAGAATGTAGTAAAGCACCAAATTCTATTCAAATTAACATGCACCAAATTGTTATTCAAAAAATTAAAATTTTGAATGAAAAATTCAAAAATATTGAATGGTTAGCATATTTGGTTGGTAAAGATTATGAAGTTGAAGATCTTCATATCCCTCACCAAGAAGTTTCATCTGTTACAGTTGATAAGATAGAATCACCTGAGTATAATAAACATAATATTATTGGTGTAATTCATTCCCATCACAGTATGGGAAATGCATTTTCTGGAACAGATGATGAATATATTAATCAAAACCATGATATATCTATTTGTGTAACATCTAACATGAATATGAATGCTCAAGTTAGATGGAAAACTCCATGTGGATCAACAAAAATTATAAATGGTTATGTAAATAAATATTTTACAAAAGATATATCTTGGGTTGATGGATTTCTTAAAGAAATTGATGAAAAAATTAAAGAAAAAACAATAAATCTTCCATCAATATATACATCATGGAATGATTATAAAAGAAATGGAAATTTTATAGTTGGTAACGGTGGTGTTTTAATTGATGGGGATGAAGAAGATAATGATTGGAATTATGATAAACATGACAATATATCTGATGATGACGATATCCTTGGTTATAAAGATGATGAAATAAAAAGTGTTGATGAAATTATAGGAACAATGACTCTTGAAGAAGAAATGGATATATACAAACAAATGATAGATGATGAAGATATTGATGATAAAATAAGATTTTCGATATAATAAAAAAGGGGCGAAAGCCCCTTTTTTATTGCATTGTCTCTATATACTTTAATAATCTTTTCATAAATTTCTTAAACGTTGGATGATCTTTTTCAAAAACATTTGTATATCGTTTATATGTTGTAGATCCTTCTAATTTACCTGTTCTCAATACTTCTATAGCAGCTTGATAAGCAAAAGCATCTAATTCATCTGGTATAGATAAATAAGTAAAATCATTTTCATAATCGCTTTCTTTTCTATTTTGAGAAAATTTATCACCAGACTTTGAAGCTTGTTTTATATGAACAACTTCATGGGATAATAAATCTAATAAATCTTTCAAAAATTGGTTATCTTTTATCTTATAAAATTTAGATACATTTCCAGCAAATCTTCTAAAATATCTAGAAAAATCTTTAACAACCCTCACTTCAACAAAATATTTTGTTTCTCTCTTCTCGGGATCTGTTATAATCCATGCTTTTGCATCGCTGATATATTTTTTTATCTTCTGATTTTTTTTAAATGTTGATGGAAAAAACGCTATATTATATCTATTAAAAGTACCATTAAGAATTTTAATTAACATATCATCATTAACATTCCAACTATATTTCATTAAAATCCTTCCAATATTTCCAATATTATTATTAATAATTTTTATTACTCTATCTATTATCCTATCTCTATGAATAAATCTCTCTAGTCTAGCCATATTATCTCCAATCTTATGTAAAATATTACATCAAATATTATAAATATATTTATAAAAATGCTTATATTTTCCCCGCGCGAACCCATGAATATTATACAGCCAAAATGAGATGTTGTAAATATATTTTTTTACATAGGAGATAAAATGTTTTTCAAAGAAGCTTATAACAAAACAATGAAACATGAAGGATTTTACAGCAATGATCCAACTGATAGAGGTGGTGAAACCTATAAAGGAATAGCCAGAAATAGACATCCTCATTGGGTTGGGTGGATAATAATAGATAGAATGAAAGATGATCCAAATTTTCCAGAATGTTTAAAATCTAATAAAGAATTAAATGATTTAGTACCACAATTTTACAAAGAAAAATTTTGGGATAAATTTAAAGGTGATGAAATAACATCAAAAATTATAGCGATGGAGCTTTTTGATACAAGTGTTAATATGGGGTATAGAAGAGCTATAAAATTTTTACAAGAAAGTTTAAACGCTCTAAATAGAAATGAGAAAAATTATTTTAATATATCCGAAGATGGTATTATGGGACCACAAACGCTTGCGACTTTAAAAAATTATCTTAGTTTTGATAGCGATTATTATGTGTTTCTGTTAATGAATATATTACAAGGTAAATTTTATATCGATATTATGAAAAACGATGAAACTCAAGAAAAATACGCTAGGGGGTGGTTATCAAGAGTTATACTTATGAAAGATTAATTTACAAATAGTAAACTATATGATATATTATATCAAATAAAACAATAAAAGGAGACTTGCTCAAAACTTTTATGAAAAAAATTATTACCGATACTAATGTTTTAATGGATGATCACAGAATTTTAAACAAATTATCAGAAAAATACGACCAAATACAAATACCATTAACAGTACTAAAAGAATTAGACAAACATAAGTTTAACCCTGATTTATCATATAGCGCAAGAAAAGCAATACACGCTATACTTGATTTCAAAGAAAAATATAAAGATAAAATAAAATTTATTGTAAATGATTTTGAAATAAGTGATAATGACTTAAAAATAATAAAATCAGCCGAAGTTGAGGGTGCCGATATAGCAACTAAAGATATTTCCATGTCACTTATTGCAAATTCCAAGGGAATAGAAACAATATTATATGATGTTATTGTAAATAATTTGTTCAAGCCATATATAAAATTAAAAATAGAAGAAATATCAAGTTTTCTAAATTTTGAACAATCATATATAGAAGAAAAATATGAAGATATTTTTGAACGAATAAACATTATATCAAACGAAAACAAATTAAGAAAAAATGGATGGATGTTTATTTTTCTTTATGATAATGATACAATACCAGAAGTAATATATGCTCATAATCCAATAAGAAAAGAAATTATTAGAATAGATAATAATCCACTTTACAGAGAAATTGAAATAGAAAGTGGAATGAAAGTAAAAGCTCTTGATGAATACCAATTATGCGCTTTTTATGCTTTTAAGGAAGCCCCAAATATACTTTTAACAGGAAAATGGGGTACTGGAAAAACACTATTAAGCACTGCATATTCTATAGAGAAATCAAAAAGAAAGATTTTTATATCAAGACCACCTATAGGAATAAACAAGAAATATGATATTGGTTACTTGCCGGGGCCACAACCGTTAGATTGTAAAATATTAACACCTAATGGTTGGAAAACAATGGGTGAAATAAACACTGGTGATTATGTAATAAACATAAATGGAAAAAAATCAAAAGTTTTAAAAACATTTGATAAAGGAATAAAACCTGTTTATAAAATAGAAACAACAAATGGTGGATTAACAAAAGCATGTGGTGATCATGTATGGAGTGTAAAAAACAATAATGAATTAAAACATAATAAAGATTATAAATTAAGATCTACTTTAGAAATTAAAGAAACTTTATATAATAAAAATAAAGGATGTAAATACAATTATTCTTTACCAAAAAACCCAATAGTTGAATTTGATTATGTTGATAATTTACCAATTCCACCTTATACAATGGGTGCTCTTTTAGGTGATGGTTCCTTTTCTAATTCCATATCAATTTCAAATATGGATATAGATTTAATAGAACGCATTGAAAGAGAGTTGTCACAATTTGATTTATATTTAAATAAACATGATATTTCATATACTATATCAGGAAATTATAAAAATAATAAACCAGCAAAACCAGTTAAATTAACAAATTTAATTACAAAAGAAGAAAAAATATATGATACAATAAATGAAGCATCAATAAATCTAAAAATAAACAAAACAACATTAAATAGTAGATGTAATAAAAAATTAATTATAGATAATATATTATATGAATTTTTACCAAAAAAACAAAGATGGACAAATTATTTAAAAAATATTATTTATGATTTAAAATTAGAAGGAACAAAAGCTGATACAAAATTTATACCAAACATATATAAATATACATCTATAGAAAATAGAATATCAATATTACAAGGATTAATGGACACAGATGGTACGATAAAGAAAAAATATGGTTCGATGTCATACACAACAATAAGCAAACAATTAGCAGATGATGTTGTTGAAATATGTAGATCTTTGGGAATAAATGCTTTTAAATATACGAGAAATAGAATTGGTGAAAAACATATATTTAATGATAGAACCATAAAAACAAATAGCATATCCTATGAAGTTAATATACCAAAATCTAATGAAATTGAATTATTTTATATAAAAAGAAAAAAAGATTTAATACAAAAAAATAATAATAAATTAAATAATGTAAAAATAAAAAACATAGAATATATAGGTGAGGAAAAAGTAAAATGTATATTATTGGATGATGATGATCATTTATACATAACAGATGATTTTATAATAACCCATAATACCGCTGATGAAAAAATGTTTTCTTGGTTTGCTGGAATACTTTCATCGCTTTACTATCTATATTCAAATACAAGAAATCAAAAAATGAAAGACGTTGAATATGATTATGTAAAAGATAAAGTCTTTCCTTCAAAATTTGAAACAATTCCTTTGAACGCAATTCAAGGAATGTCATTATTGAATGATGATATATTATTAGTAGATGAAATTCAACTTATTGATATAGATTACTTGAGCATGATTCTTTCAAGAAGTGGTAAAAACAGTAAAACAATTCTTTTGGGTGACGTAAAACAAACCTATGGTGTAGTAAAACCATCTGAATCTGGATTGTTAAAATTGCTTAGATTATTGCCACATGAAAATCTTGCCTATGTTGATTTACAAATACCATATAGATCCAGCTTGCTTGAATTGGCTGATAAATTACAAGATAGTATTATAATGTAATGGAGAAAATAATGAAACTTAAAAATTATTTAAATGAAGGACAAATAGAACAATTTTTAAATAAGAATTTTAAAGGTGTTATTAATACTATTGAAAAAAAGGAAAAATATACAATATATTTAGATTTTGATAAAAATATGGATTTTGATGAACAAGAATCAATGTTTATGGAAGTTTGGGATGAATTATCTAAAAAGTTTGGTAGTAAATACAACATTTCTGGTGTAAGAGTACATTGGTATATTGAATTAGAGGAAAAATAATAATGAAACTAAAACAATATATTATAAATGAAGCAGCATATCCTGGTAATATTGGGTTTGAAGAACTTGTTAAATTCTATCAAATTGCTTCTGAATCTGATATTAAAAAAATGGAAGAAATTATAAAAAACGAAGATTGGGATGGTTTTCGATATCTTATTAAGAAAATTATCCATGTATCTTTAAGGTAAAATATATGAAACTTAAACAATATCTTATAGAAAAAAGAGTCTATTTAGATGATGAAAGAAAATCACCTATAGGATGGATTTTAGTAAAAACACCCAAAGAAGCTATAGATTTGCTAAAAAAAGGTAATGTTACTGATATAAGTCTTGATCATGATCTAGGTGATGATAAAGGTATTGGTACTGGATATGATGTATTGAAATGGATAGAAGAAAAAGTATATTTTGATAAATCATTTGAATTACCAAATATAACAATACATACAGCAAATCCATCAGCTAGAAGAAAAATGGAACAAGCATTAAATTCAATAAGGAGAATATATAATAAATGAAACTAAGAAATCATTTAAATGAAAAATTTGAAGATGATAGAGTACATCAAGATAAAAAATTAATGAAAAAAATTCTTGATATAACAAATTATATTGATTTTAGTATAGATGTAGCTTTAGATGTATGTTATGAAATTCTTACAGATGTCAATGCTCATACAGAAGCAAGAATGATAGAAAGGGAATTTGAAAAAATTAGAAAGAGAATAGGAAGATGAAATTCAAAAATTACCTAACAACTGATGAATATATCAACAATTTTATTGATATTTATTGCTTATCAAACAATGAATTGAATGAAATGTCAACCGAAACATTTAATATTATCAAAAAAGTTGGTGATAAATTAGGTGTTAGAGTAAAAAAATCTGAAAGTATTTTTACTTATCTCAAGAGAGCTGGAAATAATTTTAACGATTTATTTAGATTAGCATCATTATATTTATTAACAGATGTAATAGATAGTAAATCAAGAGCTAATATTGTAAAAGATGCTAAGGATGTAATAAACAAACTTGATAGAAAAGAGCTTATTGCTTTTTTATTACAAATAGATAAAGCTTCTTTTGGGTTAACTGCTCATATAAGGCACGTTTTTCAATCTATTTTTGGTTTAGAAATAGCTACTTATAATAAATGGTTAGAAGATAAAGAATATATTGAAAAAGAATTAAGACATATAAAATTTGTTATGAATAAAATGGGGCTTGATAATACTAAAGAAATGGAGTTATTATTAAAATTTCAAAGTGGTATAGAAGAATTAATAAAATAGGATAAATATTATGAATTTTGAAGACTATTTGATAACAGAAGGTATTAATGATAAAGGAATATTCAAGGCTATATTTATGGTTGGTTTTCCTGGTGCGGGAAAGTCATTTACTATAACTAAAATAAAAGCCGGTGATATAGAGCCGAGAATTGTTAATACTGATAAATTTTTTACTTTATTCAAAGATCAATGGAATATGTGGGATAAAATAGGTGAAAGGGTAAAAGTTGTAAACAGAAGACAATTAGCCTTATATATTAATTCTGTATTACCAATGTTTATTGATGGAACGGGATCTAGTACAAGTCTTGTTCTTAGACGTAGAGGAATATTAGAAAGTTATGGATATGATGTAGGTATGGTATTCGTAAATACATCTTTGGAAACATCTTTAGAAAGGGCATCAAAAAGAGAAAGAAAAGTAGATCCAGAATTTATCAAAAGCGCTTACGAACAAATAAACAAAGCAAAATCTTTCTATAGATCAAAATTTTCTACTTGGATGGAAGTTGATAACGATAAAGGACAATTGAACGATTCAGTTGTTTTACACGCATTTAAAGTTACTAAATCATTTTTCAGTAATAAAATTGTAAATCCAATTGGAAAAGAATATAAAGAAAAAATGATAGAAAATGGATGGAAATATTTAGATCCAAATATAATTGAACTTACTGATATAGAAAGATCATTACAAAGTTGGTATGTTAAATGAAATTCAAACAATATTTGAAGGATGAAAAGATGAAATTCAAACAATATTTGAATGAAAAAACATTTGCTATTATAACAAATATTGGTTTTATTGCTGATTTTTTTGATGATAAACGACCAGTAGAAGTTACAGATATGTTAAAATTTATTAGAAGATTTGACAAAGAAACAGAAGCTAAGAAATGGGCAAAAGACAACATAGATATAAGAACAAACAAAAGAATAAAAACATATAGAATAATAGATCTAGATAAATATATAGATGATAATATATATATGATATAAGGAGATTAAAATGGGAATAAGAGAATATTTATTGAATGAGGAAAGGCTTGATAAAAAAGATAGAGAGTATCTTTTCAATATTATCAATAAAGGCCCTAAAAGTAATAAAGTTATATATACTCTAAAATCATTTGATAGAGAATATTCTGATGATGAAAGAGAAGTTGAAATTAGAAAAATTGGTGGTATGCCGGTTTTTGAATATAATTCAGATCATTTTGAATTAACTAGTACATTAGTTGATATTTGTGATCTTCTTGGAATAGAGTTTAAGGTTGATACTGAAAGAAACACAAACACAACTCACTTTAAAATAACAAAAGGAATGTAATGAAAAAGCTTAGATTTTTATTAGATGAATCAGCTAACAAATTTAAGCCCGGTGATTGGATAAATGGAATAGATGAAGAAGGCAATGAATATAATGGAATGTTCATTGCCTCCATTGATAAAGATACTGATATCATAGCTACCTGGGATAGAGTTGGTAAAATAAGAAGAAAATCTTATATTAACATATTTGAAAGTAAAACAGTGGAAAAACCAGAAGATGCGCCAAAAGATATAAAAAAGTTTGCTAAAAATCACAATTTATGGGTTTAATATATCTTTTATATCAAATACATCACCTTCTCTATATTCAAATTCTTTAACATCAAAACCTTCTTTGTCATAAAAATTACATCTCTTGTTCCCGTGTGAAGTTAAATATTTTACATGATCATGGATATCAAAAACAATAGAACCATCTTTTTTATTTGAATGTTTTCTAAGAGTTCTTCCTATAGATTGAATAACTCTTATTTTTGACTTAAAAGGTGATGCCATAACCATATACTTCAAATTTGGAATATTTATCCCCACTTGGTAAATTCCATAAGTGGCTATAATTATTATATTATTTTGTTGTAAACACTTTTTTCTCCATTCTTCTCTTAGTTGAACCTTATCTTTACCAGATAAAAATATTATTTCTTTATCCTTTATATCACTTAGATAATTTTTTAATACTTCGCCTTCTTTTTCTACTTTACCAACAAGGAATAATATGTTATGATCAACATTGATAGCAATTTGTTTTAAGAAATTCATTCTATATTCGTTGTTAAATATAATATCTTTTACTTCATTATAATCAAAATCCTTGAAATTTTTACCAATATATTTCAAATTTATCATTTTTAAATTACATTTACTTATATAACCTTCATCTGATAAGAAACCTGATCTATATTCTTTTAAAATAGGCCCTAAATATGACTTTACAGACCAATTATCAAGATCGTTATTATGCATTGTTCCTGTAAAACCTAATTTATATATCGAGTTTTTTGCTAAAAAGAGTATTTTTTTAAGTTCGTGAGCTTTAATTCCGTGACAATTTGAAACAACTATATCATCAGCAATATAATTGTTGTTATTTTTTACATGCAAATTATAAACAATATCAGGTTTTTCTATTTTCGTTCTTTGTATAAGTTTCATATGATTTCCTTAATAGTTCTTTTGTAATATCGTCAAAATTTTCAAATATAGATATATCAATATTATTAAATAGTTCTTTTTCTGTTATTAATAAAAAATTATATCCGTTTTCATTACACCATTTTCTTGCTTGGTCCATTTTACTTTTTATTTTTGAATTTTCCTTTTGTGAATATGGTTTTATTTCATATATAATTCTATTTTTATCATCAACAAAATCTGTTATATATATTCTATTTTTATTCTCATAATAATATGGTATTCTTATTTTTTCATACAAACAATTTGGATGTAAAAAAGAAAATAATGCTTCCCATGAAGATCTATATTTTCTCCCATTATATAAAACCTGCCAATGTGTGTTGCTATTATGTATATTTGGTGTAAATTCGCCATTCAATATCTTTTCTCTCATAATTTTACTTTGTTTCAATTTTGCTTCATCTGATACTTTTTTTCCATACATTGGATTTCCTTCACCAATTCTGTCTTTAGATAATTTCTTTAAAGATATATTATTTTCTTTTGTTTTTCCTTTACACCAAGGAACATGCCCCTTTTCAAAATGATATCCAAATTTTCTCAAATTTTCTTTTGCTGTTTCTATTATTCTATCACCATGTTTTTCTATACACGCTTTACCGCCTCTAATGGAAGCTTCTCTTTTTCCATTTTTTATTATTTCTGATGTATCTTGCCCACTATATAAATCATCTATTTTATTATAATATATTTTACCCTTAATTCTTCTAAAAAACTTATTTCTTTCAATAACACCACATATAATAAAACCATTGGATAATTTTATATAATCAGATTTCCATTCAACTATTCTAATATTTTGATTGTTTGACTTCAATATATTATTATATAATAAGATACATTCTTCGGGTTTATATTTCATAAAATCACCTCCCATTACACTATGTATCTATATTTATATATTTAAGTCAAAAATTTCATCATTTTCTGTTATTTCATCCGATCTTTTATATCCATTATTAGTTAAAATTTTATGATTACCTGTTATTTTTATTGTTTTTCCGTTATCGAATTTTAATTCGTACATTTTCTCATTTTCTGAAATAATCATATTTTTATAAACATCTTCAACAAAATCTTCTTCAAAAATATTTTTTTCTATATTATAAGATATTATTTTATCACCAATTTTTATTTCACTTATTTGTTTTTTACTACCATCAAACATTGTTATATTTGTTTTAGGATGTAAACATTCATCTATTATAACTACTTGATATTCTTTCAATTTATCATGGTTGTTTTTCAATGTTTGCCATGTTGATATTGTAATTTGTTTGTCCCATTGTTTACTATTTGAATGAACTTTACCTATTAAATGATAGTCTATACCATAATCTACCATATCACTATGAAATTGTTCTACTAAGCTTATTGTGGGAACAACAACGATAAATTTATCAAAACCATTTTCTAATAATGTTTTCACTATATATGATATTACATTTGATTTTCCTGAGGCTGTTGCTGATACTATAATTCCCTTAGTGTATTTTAAACATCTTTCTATACAATCTTTTTGATAAGGATATGGTTTAAGCTTCAAATTTTCTATAAGTTTATACTCTTTTCCTTTAAAAATTGATTTTATTTCATCATCAACTTTTAATTCAACATCGGGAAAATTCTTTTTATGAACTCTTACATAGTCAAATAATAAACCATAAGGAAAAACACCAATATCTGAAATCATTGAAGTTTTTCCATTCCACATTCCAGCTCTATATTTCGGCATAAATTGATAATTTGGAACATAACGAGTAAATTCATCCTTCATAAAATTGAAGTATTTTATATCATTCGTATGTATCTGTAATTGCATTGTATCTATTTGTTTTAGTCTAACCATTATAACATTCCATTCATGTTTTTTGAATAAGATGACATACACCATTGTCTTTTATCGAAAGCACTGGCGCAAATTCTAAAAAAATCAACTCTTAGCTGTTGCTTTCTTAATATTTCTTTCATTTTTATAATTTTAGGATCTCCCGGTAAATAATATTTTTCTATTTCTGTTTTTTGTAATTGTTCGGAAACTTCAAAACGATAATGATTATATCTTTCTCTAAGAAGCTTATTATATTTATCTTCTAAATCACTATAAATAGATTGCTCTTTCATTTCAAGCTCTTTATAGTGATACATCATAAATGTATTATTTTGAAGTTCTTCTTGAATATTAAGATTATCAAATTTTAGTTGATCTTCTATAGGAAACTCTTTTTTGAGATCTTCTATAATCTTTTTTTCATCTATCATATAATAAATAATCCTCCGTGTTTTATTTATAATAAAACATTTATTATAAAAAGTAAACGACCATATTTACCTCTTAGATATTTTATAGTATAATATCTATATTCTTTTACAAGAAAGGAGTTTTTATAATAATGAAAATATTAAAAGCAGAAATCATCGTTAGAATAAAATCAAAATGGTATATAGGAACATTGGAAGATTTTAATTTTATAGAAGAAAAAAAGATAAAGAAACTGTCTGATATTGACAATTATAAAAAATATATAAATTTATCAGTATTTTCTAAAAAAATACAAATTAATGAAAATTATATAAAAAAAGTTTCAGAAAAATATAAATTCGATTCTATTTATATCTTACCTTCCTCTTTAAAAGTTTCATCAAACACATATAATGAATATTTCTGGAAAGAAATAAATAAAAAATGTTTATCATGCACGAAAGATTGTAAACAATCATCAAAAATTCAAATAATTAGGTGTCCTTCTTATGAAAGAAAGTTATAGAATTGATCCGGAAATATTAGAAAAAATTATAATAAAAAATTTATTTGTGGATGATCAATATGGAATAATGATTTCATCTGTATTTGAAAAGGAATATTTTGATAATATTCAGTTATCCAATATTTTTGGATATGTGAAAGAATATTTTAATCAATATGGAAAAGTACCGGATAGGTCAATAATATCAGCAGTTTTTGACGAAAAGGATAAAATAGAAAGTGAGTTCAAAGATATTGATTCTATTGATTTTGATATAGTAAAAAACTATGATTTTTTACTAACAGAAACAAATCAATATCTAAAAGGACAATCAATAAAAAGAGCGATCATAAAATCTGTTGATATTATTGAATCTAAAAAAGACATTTCATTTATTAGAGAAGAAATAGAAAACGCTATATGTAAAGATATAAACATTGATTTAGGATTAAAATACTTTCAAGATATTGGAAAAAGATTAAAAGAAATATTTTCAGCATCGGAAACAAGAATACCAACATATTTTCCCCAGTTTGATGAATATATTTCTGGTGGATTTCCGCCTTTTACTCTATCTGTAATAGTAGCAAGGATTCACGGATTTAAATCCAACACTTTGGCAAATTTTGCCGCTAGACAGGTTTTAAATGGTCACAATGTTGGTTTAATTTCACTTGAAATGAGTGAAATTGCATTTTCTCAAAGATTTGATAGTATTTTTTCTTTGCTTGATATCAATAGAATGTATTTATCAAGCAATAGAAAGAAATTGATGGATAAATTGAAAGAATTGAAAGAAAATGAAAAGCGTGGTGAACTTTTCATAAAACAATTCCCAACAGGTGAAGCAAGCGTAAATGATTTAAAAAGATATTTAAGAGAATTAGTAATAAGAAAAACACCACTTGATATTCTATATGTTGATTACATTAACTTAATGAAATCAGCTAGTAATAAAGAAGACGGAATGTATATGAAGGTAAAGAGAGTTGCTGAACAATTGAGAGCGCTTTCTTTTGAGTTCAAAATACCAGTTGTTTCAGTATCACAATTGAACAGAGAGGGTTCTTTTGTGGGTTTTGAAGAAGTTGATTTTAACTATATTGGTGAAAGTATGGGTATTCCATCAACCGCCGACTTTATGGCTATATATGGTGTAGATGAAAATAAAATGGTTTATGAAAACGAATTACTTTATAAAATAGTCAAAAATCGTTTAGGTGGGCAAGTTGGTGAAATCAATAGTATGTATTATGATGCAAGAACATTGAAAATGTATGATGTATCGGAAGAAGATTTGTGGATGCGTGATGCTGAAATAACAGCAGACACAAGAGAAGCATACACAAGAAGACAACAATCAGAAGATAGTGGTGGTAGGAGAAGAAGATGATAACCAAAAAACAGCATAAAATGTTGAAATTGTTAGATGAAAAAATACTAAAATGTGAAAAATGTGGACTTTATAAAAACGGAAGATGTAAGCCATATTACAATACAAAAACAGTAAAATATGTTATCATAGGTGAAGCGCCTGGCAAAAATGAAGTAGAACAAGGAATACCATTTATAGGCAAAGCTGGTAATATACTATGGACATCAATGGAAAAATTTGGTCTTAAAAGAGAAGATTTTTTGATAATAAATTCAGTAAATTGTAGAGCGTTGAATGGCAAAAAGAACGGAAAACCAACAAAAGAACAAAAAAACTTATGTTTTGACTGGGTGAGAAAATATATAAAGGTTTTAGATCCAGATAATTGTATTATTTTAGGCGCACATGCTTTGAGTCTTTTTTCAGAGGACGTTAAAATAACAGATTATTGTGGTGAAACATTAATGTTTGAGGGTTTTAGTTCACGATTTATCATAAACATTCATCCGGCCTATTGTTTATATGATTCATCTAAAATAGAAAAATTTGAAGATTCAATAAGAAAATTTAAGGAGAAAATAATATGATAGTTGATGTAAAAATGACAAAAATTTGTAAAGAAGCAAAGCTTCCAACATATGCAACAAGTGGTTCTGTTGGAATGGATTTTTATAGTTTGAATGATGAAAAAATTTATCCAGGCCATATAAAAACAATAAGAACAGGTATCAAGATACAATTACCAAAATTTACAGAAATGGTTATGAGACAAAGAAGTGGTTTAAGTAAAATATTTCCAAATTATATTATGATAGGTGTTGGAACAATTGATTTTGATTATAGAGGTGAAATCAAAATACCGATAATAAACAATTCAAAAACTAATGTTTTTGAAATAAAAGCCGGGGATAAAATAGCACAAGGAATTATCCATCCAATATTTAAAGCAAATCCATTATTAGTAGATGAATTAGACGAAACAGAAAGGGGGGAAGGTGGTTTCGGTCATACGGGGGTAAGATGATAAATTTAATAAAATTAATATATTATAAAATGTTAAAAATTTGGAGGAATAAAAAAATGTTGGCTAAAAAAACCACAAAAAGAATAAACTTTTTAGAAGACGTATTGCTTGCCATGATGCATGAAGAAATTTATGGTACTATAGATTATAGAAAGAAAAGTGAAAGTGAGATAAAACAATTTATTTATCCAAAAATGATAGACAATCTATCAAAATATTACATGAAAGAAAACAAATTAAATGAAGAAAAAGCCAGAACAAAAGCTCGTAAAAGCCTTTTGTGGGAAGGCAATATAAAAACAACCGTAAATAATTTTGTTCTATTTGGTGCTCAGCATAGACCGGATATGGTTATATCAGATGGTAATTTAAATGTTGGTATAGAAATCAAAAAAGGCGATGATGGTTCCTCTATAAGAGCCGGGATAGGACAATCCATTGTTTACTCACAAGTTTTTGATTTTACAATATTTCTATTTATAGACACAACTAAAACAAAAGATATACTAAATTCTATAACAGGTGAAAAAGAAGAAAACATTATTTGTGATTTATGGAATGATTATAATATATTGTTTAAAATTATTTAGCCAGTTCATTATAAATTTCATAATTTTCATCTGTTGTGTTTAAAAGATAATAATAATCACATTTAAATATTATTTCAGATTTATATCTTATAGATATGTTTAATCCTTCATTATGGTGATATTTTTTAACAATTTCTTCAACCTTATTTGATTTTTTATCAAACATATCCATAATAACATCATTTGGAATGTTTCTGTTAGGTGGAACCGCGCCGATTGTTAATAATTTATTATATAAATCTTTTATATCTGCTGACCATATATATTTGAAATTACCAACAGGAGCAAAAAGAAAAATATCACCATAATCTTCCAAATTCGGATCACCAGAAGTAAAAACCCCTTCACTTCTTACCTTCCACCCAAAATTCTTTTGAAACATTTCATCGAGTTTTTCATGAACATATTGTGGAGTATCTCTTGGTTGTCTATTTTTTCTTGATTTAACTTTCTTAAAATCTGATCTTAAATTTTCTATTCCTCTAAAAATATAAGACTTTTTTTTAATTTGATTAAAAAACTTAGAACATTCAACTTCTAATATTTTCTTTTTTCTTTCTTTATTTTCTTTTTTTAAATGGTCATAAAAATCCATGTTATTCCTTCTTTTCTTCTGGTTTTTTGGTTACTAAAAATGATTTAGCTGGATTTACCATAACATTGGCTTTTCTCATAAATCTTCTATTTATAAGCATAGGAGTTCTACCACTTCTATCATCCAAGGCAAAATCAACTTCTTTAAATACAGTACCATTAAATTTTATATCTATTTCAACAACAGGTCTTTTTTCTGTATAATCCCTCAAACCACCAACATGAACTTCCTTTATCTTTTTATACTTATGTTTAAATTCCTTACCATTATTTTTCCATTTAACTATTTGTTTCTTTTCATCTATTTCATATCCATCTGAATGAATAACACATAAACTACCATTGCCAGTGTCAAATTTCGCTATCATTTCAACACCATCAAATTCTATAATTTCTTTAAATCCTATCTCATTAGCTACCTTTATCCAATGATTTTTATCAGAAACAAAATCCAATATATCTTGAGTTATATCCCTGCCTAAAGCTTTATTTATACCTTCAGTACCAGGAGAACTATTTATTTCTATAATATAATTATTACCATTTTTATCAACAATCAAATCAGCTCCCGCCCATATTGCACTAACAGACTTAGCAGCTTCTATACATATCTTTTCTTGATCTTCTGTTAATTCAACCTTTTCTACTTCTCCGCCTTGAGAATAATTACTACGAAAATCATTTTTTATTACAAATCTTTTCATAGAACCTATAACTTCATTTCCCAAAACATGAACTCTAATATCATATTTTGATTCTATATATTCCTGAATTAAAAGCTCTTCATCTTCATTTATTTTCCATATTACTTGAAGAATTGATTTTAACGATCTCATAGATTCAATAAAAAACACACCAACACCCTTCGATCCAGATATTGTCTTTACAACACATGGAAATTTATTACCAATTTGTTCCAAAGCATGATCTATTGTTTCCATGCTTTGTAATAAAGCTGTTTTGGGTGTCGGAATACCAGCATCAGCTAATCTAAGTGTTGTTCTATATTTATCAGCACATGATTCTATGGTTAGTCTTGAATTAACACAAAAAATACTTGCTCTTTCCAATTGAGATAACAAATTCAAAAAAGATCTTTTTTGCATGATAGATCCACGACTTATAGCAACTGTTTTATCAGAAAAAACTTCAAATCCCTTATCATCATCTTTATTGTGAACCGTGTATCGACCACTATCATCTCTTTTTATATAAGCATCTTCTATAAACAAAACATAATAGGGTATGTTTCTCTTTTTGCAATTTTCTGATATATATCTGGCGGTAGTAAAAAGATTATCATCCTTTGATTCATTTCTGTTAGTCAAAAGAATAATATTTATATCATTATCAACATTTTCTTTCTTTTCTACAATAGTTTTCTTCTTCTTTATATTCTCATAAACATCGTATAATGATTGTGTTTCTTCCATTTATTTATCCTTTTATAATATATTAGGTAATTTTTTAACTTCGTCAATTGTTCTTTTATATCTATCAACAGTACTTTTAACACTATTTATAGAATTACCAACACTACCAATAACATTCCCGGCGGTATCTAATGCACCACTAACGCTTCCGACTTGACTTTTTAAAATTTTCCATGTATCATCCGTTTTTTTATCTGGTTGATTACTATTATAATTTTTGTTCGATTTCGTTTCTGGAAAATTCTGAACATTAACCTTACTATCTTCACCAATTGTTGATTGATACAATGGTTCTATTTCTGTTAATGTTAAAGTTAAATCACACCTTATTGGGTATCCGTTTACATAAGGCCCTGACCAAGTTGGTTGAACGGATTTCAAAGCACACCAATTGCTAAATATAAGATTATTACTTCTATATGTGGAATCATATGTTCTTAACTTAAAGACATATGGGGCTTCTATGTATATTGAATTTTCTGTTTTTTTAGGACACGATAATTTCATTAAATAGTATACTGGTCTTATTATTTCTTTTATTGGATTTTTATATGCGGCTAAATTTACAGTAAAATTCCATTCTCTTCTTTGTGATCCAGCATAAACCAAAGTACTGTCTACTCTGGTCTGAACCACACCAGAAACTAAAGGAATGTCTTTTATATTTTTTGTAATATCTTTTATTTCACCGGTTTTAATTTGATCTGCTAATTTATTATATAAACCAATACTTGCTTGACTAATTCCTTTTATCTCAGCAATGGCTTTAGCACCTGTTTGCATAAGACCACCCAATCTATTTACCCAAGATTCATATTCAGACCAATCATGTTGAACTGTTTCCATAAGTTCAGGAGGTGCTATAAAATCGAAAGAATATTCCGGTTCTTTTTGATCTATTACTATCTGACCACCTTTTACATTTGATGTTTGAGCTTTTAATTTTCTACCAGTTAAATTTATCCATGTTAGATTCTTAAAATTTAAATAATCACCACCATCGGGATTTCTAAAAGTAGCAGATCCACTTTGAAGAGTTCTTTTTTCATTATTTTTATCTTTTTTATCAGTATCATTATTAACAACTTTATCTTCTGTTAAACCCAAATCTGATAAATATTTATTAGCATCGTTGGCTAAATCTGATGGTATATCAGCTAGACTGTTCACTTTATTAACAACTGACTTAGCTGTATTAACAGCATTTGACGCTCTATCTATTATTTCAAACATTTATCTATCCTCTTTTAAGCATAAGAAAATTTTGTTAAAGTTATCTCTTTATTATCCGTTAATGTATAGTTGTTATTTATAACATTACCATTATTTGAAACAATTCTGTTTTCAACTGGTTTTTGTTTTGTTTGTTTAAAATACAATTCTGATGATCTCTTCAATTCTATTTTAACCCTTTCTTCTTCTATCTTACCAACATCAACATTTTCCGCTAATTTTGGTTTTTTTGTAATTATATCCAGATTAATATTCGTTTGCTTGTTATATGTGTCAGCGGCTCTTTTCATTTCACTAACTGGATTAATAAAACCCCCACTCACACCAATCGTTTGCTTGTTATATGTGTCAGCGGCTCTTTTCATTTCACTAACTGGATTAATAAAACCCCCACTCACACCAATCGTTTGCTTGTTATATATGTCAGCGGCTCTTTTAAGACTATTAATTGATTTAATTTGATCTTTATCAAACACAGATCTAAGACTCTCTATAAGACCCCTTTTAACTTCTGATAATCCATTCTTTACATCCTTTGATAGATCAGATGTTCCTTCTTTTATTTTTTCTTTTGATTCATAAACACCGCTTTTAACTTTACCAAGTCCTTCCATTGTATCTTGTGATAAATTTTTTGATCCATCTACAATGGATTTTGCTGTATTATTAATTTGTTTCACTATAGGAAGATTCAAAAATTGTTGTTTTTTTTCTTCCAAAAAATTTTTTATATTGTCCCATATAGAAGTAATGGTATTTATAATCGACTTTATTTTATCCTGAATATTGTTTATTATTTCCTTAAAACCTATTTTTTCAAGTATTGGATCTATATATTTTTTTTTGGATTCTTTTATAAGATTCTCTATAAAAGAAAACACACCCTTTATTTTATCAATAAACCAATTAATACTATTAGAAACAAACTTTATAGAATTATCCCTTATATCAATAGACCATTTTATTATTTTATCAATGCCAAAAAAATTCAGAACAAGACCCAACCATGTTTTTATAAATTTGAAAGAATTTTTTATAACATCCAAAATATTATCAAATGCTTTGGAAAAATCTCCGATAAAAAAATTTTTTATAAATTTAAAAAAATTACCAATAACATTACCAAAGTTTTTAAAAAGATCGGATATTCCTTTTTTATTACTTTTTATAAAACCTATTATATACTTTAAAGGAAACATTATAGTATTAACTATAATATCTGCTCCTTTCATAACAGTATCTAATATAATCTTTCCGGTACCCCCCTTTGGTGGTTCTATATCCAACCACTTTAGAACGGAATCA